AAAAAATTCATTTTGACCTTTACTTTTAAATTAATATTTCTTAACCTGGAGGTCCTAGATCTTTAAATAAATAATAAAATAACTATAAATAATTAAAACAAGAATAAATATACTAATAATATATTATATAATATAGTTCTTGTAAATTATTTAATAAAAAAATACTGGTCTAAATATTTATATATAAAGATAAATAATGCCAGGAATATTAGACCTAGATAAATTAGGAGTATATAGTACACAAGAATTTAGAAACTCGTTATTAGCGAGGAATTTACCACCACCAATTTCTGATGGAATTAAAGAAAGTCAATTTGCTAATATGGCATATGGTGCAGGTACTATAGTCAATATTGATGATGAAACTGGTGAGAATATAAAAACCAATTATAATACTAATAAGATTGAGGGTAGATTATTAGAAGAGAGTAGTCAGACTGAAAGAGAGAATGATTTACTTTTAAATAGATTTAAACCTTTAAATGGATACCCAAATTACGAAGTTATTTATACACCTTATATTGATGCAATAAGTGCATCATTAAATTTAATTGGTAGAGGTAACGAAGATGTAGATAGAAGTGAATACCCAAATGGTTCTTTACCCGCAAAATTTAACCTATTAAGTAGAGGAAAAAATGTAGGAGTTCAATTTCCATATAATGTAATTGAAATGGCAAATGCTTATGATTTAAACGATGAATCATTGTTGGGGTTAACTGGTGCAAAATACTTAACAAATACAATACAATATAAAATTGCTCAAATAGAAGAGGAATTACAACCATTAACAAAAACAGGTAGTATTACACCACCCGTTAATGAAGATATAGTTGTACCAAATTATATAAATAAGTTAAGGGGTGTATTCAGTAATGAACAAACTGGTATTTCAGATGATGCTATAGGGTGGCAAGAATATAATAATTCACCAAAGAATAGTCAAAATATTGATTTAGCGAATAGATTAAATATGGATTTAGGTGCGGCAAATCCTTCTTTATCAACAGAACAAAGAATGGATAATTTCTTAACTAGAACTAGTAATGAACAAATTCAGTATTTATTATCTTCTTTTGAGAATAATTTATTTAGACCTAAGTATACTGATAGTAGGTTAATTGGAACTTCTGATGAAGGTACTAATAGTAGATATTATATTGGTAGTCCTGCGAGTACTAATAGAGGTGCAATTATTGCATCACCATTTCCTTCATCTGATTTTAATGATGCAGATGGAAGTCAATCAGAAGGACAAAAAGAAACAACTGTTGATGAAACATTTAAATGGGAAAAAGAAACACCTAACAACTTCAACGAAAAAACATTATTATATAAAACCCAAAATTTAGTAACTGAACAATCTGAAAATGTATTTATAGATCAGACTGATAGATTTTTTAAAGATAAACAAAAAGGTAGATTAATTAGTAGAGGTAACGCAATTAGTAAATCAGGATTAATAGATGCGGATTTTGATGGTAATTATTGTAGGGTATGGACAGTAGTTAATAATTATTCTTATGCAAATGCAATTAGAAAGAGTGGTTTATTTACTGATGAAACTCCCGGTGGGGCGGTAGGATTTTCTGCAACTAAAGAAAAGGCGGCATTTAGTGTATTACAAGATAATGGAATACCAAAATATCACCCACTAAAAGAAGATGGTACTACAACATTTAAGAAATTTATGTTGTCTATTGAAAATTTAGCTTGGACGGATAATTTACCAGATTTACCATTAAGTGAAATTGGTCCTGGTGATATGTTAACAGGAAATAAAGGAAGAATAATGTGGTTTCCACCTTATGACTTAGCATTTGATGAAAATTCAAGTGCACAATGGAATGATAACCAATTTATAGGAAGAGGAGAACCATTATATACATATAACAACGCAAGTAGGTCAGGACAATTAAGATTTAAGGTAGTAGTTGATCATCCTAGGGTAGTTAATGGGTATAGAGGTAAAAGAACAAATGCAATTGAAAGATTTATTGCGGGATGTGATTCACCACAAGAATTTTTAAATTTATTAGATAGAGATACAAATATTGATACCAACACTAAAAAAGAAATTGAAAAAAAATTATCAAGACAAGAATCAGAAACAGTAAATAATACAGATAGAATTAAAGAAGATTTTGTTGTTTGTTTTGAAGAAGAATTACGAATGGTGACATGTGATGATGAAGTTTCTGGTAGTAAAGTATTCAATACAGATACTACTAATTTAACTAATGAAGTATTAACATTATTTGAAAATATTGATTTAGAATCGGGAAATATTTTAATTACGTGTGTGGGTTTTGCTGGTAAGGTAGAAGGGGCTGGATGTAGAGACAATGATGATAAACCTATATATCCATGTGATTCTGAAAATACACTAACTGATGGTCAAGCAAAAAGATTAAGTAAAAAAAGGGCAGAATTAGTTTTTAAAGAAATAAAAGATAATTTAGATCCTAAATTAAAAAGAAAAGTTAAAAAGAAAATCATTGCAAAAGGTAGTACACTATCAACTAATCTGGTAAATGAAGCCAACCAAAGAGTTGAGGTTTCTATAGAATACGATCAAGTTAATTCGCAAAATACTGAAAAAACACCAGAAGTAAAAAATGAGGGACTAGGTGATTTGGTTTATTATCCTGAATTTGCACAAATAGTTGATAATCTAATTATTGATGAAACTACTTATTTTGATTATATAGATGAATTTTATCCTAACTATTTTGCTACTATTTCGGAAAAAATTAAATATTTTCATCCTGGATTTCATAGTACTACACCAGAAGGGTTAAACACTAGATTAACATTCTTAAACCAATGCTTAAGACAAGGACCGAGTATATCTACAAAGGACACTAAATTTAAACCACAAAATTTAAATTTCGGTAGACCCCCAATATGTATTTTAAGAATTGGTGATTTTATACATACTAAAGTTTGTATAACATCATTAAATATAACTTATGAGGCAGGAAGTGGAATACAATGGGATTTAAATCCGTCAGGTATAGGGGTACAACCTATGATGGCAAATATTACTATGTCAATTAATATATTAGGTGGGCAATCATTGCAAGGACCTATTGATAGATTACAAAATGCATTATCCTTTAACTATTATGCTAATACCGAAATGTATGATGTTCGTTCCGATAGTTTAGAATTAACTGCCGATGGTGGTAAAATAGTTCCAGGAATAAAATTAGGAGAAGAAAAGGCGAAAGAAGGTGTAGATTTAGATAGATTAACAGAATCATTAAAAACTGAAGGATTTCCAGAACAAGAAGAAGCGGCAAAAGGTGGTGGAGGAACACCTACATCATCATTTGAACCTTATTATAATATTGTGATAGATAATTCTGCTACCGATATTTTAGTTAAATCTTTAACTGCAGTTGATGCTGCCACTACTGGGTCAACAGTAAGTGAACCGCTAAAATCTAGTGATGTTATTGCGTTAGATGGTACTAATAAAGGTTATGAATTAGAACAAAATTTACTTGTAATGGAAGTAGATTATAAATTCTCTGGAGATACAATATATAGAACATTAAAAAATATTGGTCAAACTGGTGAAGGTGAAGATAAAAAGGATACAAATGAAATACAAAAAGATGCCTCAACAGTAAAATTAACCGAATACTTAGGTGATTTAAATGGGGTATTTGTTGCTTCAGGTATAAAATCCGAAATCGTATCTGCAACAAAAGACATACCAGATTTAGAAGGACAAGTTATATCCGGTAATACGGATGTAAATGAATATAAAAATCAAATATTAACAGGTACAACCAATCAAACTACACTTACTAATTTAAGAGTAGCACAAAAAGATTTAGAAAAAGCCAAGAAAAAACTAAATAAACTTAAAAGTAAATCTTTACTATTACTAAGAGTGACAGGATATTATAACGAAGCTAAATCATCAAGTACAAAAACAGTAGAATTTAAAGTTGAATGTAAATTAGATGATACAAGTAATAAAATAACTGGGAAAATTACTAAATTATAAATAAATTATGTCAAGAAATTATTATAATAGATATACAAGGTTCGTAATTAATGAGGTGACAAAACCACTTCCATTTTTAACCATTGATCCAAAATCAACCGATAAAACAGTAGTTTATAATAGTGATAGAGATAGGTTAGATAAATTTAGTCAACAATATTATAACTCACCGTACTATGGATGGTTAATTTTACTATGTAATCCTAGATATGGTGGGGTAGAAGAAAATATACCAAATGGGGAAATAATAAGGATACCATTTCCGTTAACAGATACTATACAACAATATATTCAAGCAGTTAAAAATTATGATGAATTATATGGTATTTAAAATAAAGTTTTATGCAAGATCCAAATTCTAATGTAAAGGTAGCCACTAAAAACAAAATATTTTTAGTTGATCCTAACCCACCTGGTAGAGATAAAATTCCTGAAGAAGATTTATTTTTATATATTTCTCTTTTTGCTCAGTCTACACATAGAGGTGTGGGTGATAGTGCAAATTCAGAAACCGGTGAAATAAGTTTTATTGCTACACAATCAACAGAAGAAATATATGATGTAAGTGAGGATAGTAATAACACTAAAAGAACTACATATAAGTCTTATGCAACAACAAACTACACCGATATGGGTGGTACTTCTGCACAACAAGATGCGGAAGGTATGTTAGAAGGGTTCGGCATCAACTCTATTAATGTAGAATATGGTGCTAGTTTAGTTCCTAAAGTAAATATTTCATTTACGGATTTAAGGGGTGCTAGTCTTTTTGATGTTTTACCGGAAGATCAAGAAATTTACAATAGTAGATTAAGATATGGTGTATTTTTTACATTACCTTATCCTGTCTTTCAATTAACAATTAAAGGTTATTACGGTCCACCAGTTACTTATTGTTTACATTTATTAAAATGGGATTCTAGTTTTGATTCTGCCAAAGGAAACTTTAATATACAAGCTAATTTCGTTGGATTTCAACAGGCATTTTTAGCGGATATGAATTTAGGTAATATTATTGGTACAGTTAATACAAAAAGAGGTTTGAAAGAACTTAATAAACTTAAGATTGAACAAAAAAACGAACAAGGGGAAACAATAACGTTAGATACACCTCCATTGGATGATTTTTTAATACAAATGAGTAAATTACCCGTAACATTTCAAAATCTAAAAGATGAAGATACGTCATATGATGCATTCATAAAACTGACTACTTTACAGAAAAAAATGGAAAATATTCTTACATTAATAGGTAGCCCAATGCCTAAAGAAGATGATACAACCAACAATAGTGAAGAGTTTATGAAGAAATCTAATGATTCTGATACAATCCAAACGGAAGGAATTAAAGAGGATGATTTACAATTAGATAGAGATTATATATCAGTAAGAGATATAATTATAATGAAAAAAAATGCTTCTAAGAGTTTATATTTTAATCAATATACACAACAACTTAATAGGTTAATTAGTAGTTATGAAGAATATTTAACGGAAAGTACTCCTTTTTTAAAAGATTTAAGTTTAGATATTGATAATATCAAAATTAATCAAGGAGATAATCCTTTTAGGGATTTTAGGGTAGACCCCGCTAGTAATAAAAGTGGATATTTGTGGAGAGAAGATGGAGTAGGGACAGAAAGTAAAACAATAAGTGATGGAAATGTAGATATTAGTTTTAAACTAAATGGTAATTCAGAGACATTAGAAATTATTTTAAATAATATGGTTACTGAAAATACCCCACTATATAAGTTACTTACATATGGTATTAACTCATCATTTAAACCTGATGATTTAATCACCGAAGAAAAGAAAATAGCAATTACTAGAGGTTTAGGTAGTTTACAAAATCCTATGTTTGTTTATAATTTTGCAGATATGAGACAATTAACTCAAAACATAATTAATTATATTCAAACGGTAAGAGATAAAGAAAAAAAAGAAATTGAAAAAAGATTAAATAAGTCTTTAAGGGAAGAATTAAAATTTAACCCCACATTAAAATATGTCTTTTCAGTTATTTGTAATAATACACAGGCAATGATAAAGACATTATATGAAGTTTCCGTAGACTCACAAAGTGAAAGTTTAAAAAAACAACGTAATAAGTTATTTAATAGGAAATTTTCATTAAATGATTTACCAACAGGTGAAAATGGAAAGGTAGATACACCATATCCATGGGCGACTGTTTTTAAACAAGAAAATGATAATACAGATCCACAAGAATTTTATATAGGTGAAGAATTAAAATCTACTGAGGAAACATTTTTTCCTGAAGTGACGTTTGTTAGTGAATTTTTAACAAAATATTTAGAAGGTAAGTCCTCAATAAATAAGGCGAAAAGAATTGCAACTAAAACACAAAATTCGGGTGCAGATACTAATGATTGGTATCCTATTAACCCAATTGATGTGACAGATAATCCTTATTATAAATTATTAAGTGTAAACAATAAAGAAGACTTTAATAAAAAATTAAATGAAATATTAGTATTACGTGCACTAACTATTTTAAGATATAGTAACTATCCTGAAAAAGATCCTAATTATCTAAACTTTTTTGCGGAATTAGAGGCACACAATGTAGAAAAATTATTGTTTTTATTTGAAGGTTCTAAAAAAACGTTTTTAAAATATCTACAAGCTACCGCTCAGTCTCAAACAGATATAGACAACGTAGTAGATAGTTTATTGGAACAAGGTGTAGTAATTAAAGACGGAGATGAGTTAGTATTAAATGAAGATGGTGGGCAAAATAGATATAGGGTAAGTGAAACCAATATAAGTGGTTTAAGAAGTAATGATAATATAAATTATTTGGTGATCGGTGATGACACTAACAAGATGATTAATGAAAAAGTAACTTTAGAAGAAAGTTTAAAGAAAAAAGAATCATTTAAAAAAATTAATACTAAACCTAAAGAAAATCAGAAATCACCTTATATATTCCACTCTCCTACAAATTATCAAACTATAACTAATATATGTTATAAATCTTGGGGTAAAGGGATAGAAAATAAAATTATAGGTGGTGATGGTGACTTTTCTAAATTAAAAGACTCATTTGATATAGTTGATATATCAAATATAGATGGTGGTGTAAACATAAAAACACGAACTGAGGCAAGTTTACCGGTTACTGAAGAAGAAATTAAAGACAGACTTTATATAAATAAATTTAATTCTAATGATGGTGTTAAAGTTTTAACTAATAGTAGTTTGTGGACTCAACAACCAGACACATATAGTAATGCGTTATTATACTTAAGTACGTTACCATTTAGTGATTGGAATACCGTTATAGGTAATAAGATTATTGATAGTACTTCTACCATTTTAAAATTACCAAAAAGGTATTTATTGTGGATTGGAGGTTCTTTATATAGGAGTAGTAAACCAACAGATATTATTAATTGGACTGGATATGATACACTTAAGGAAAAAAATGAATCTTTTAAAACTACATATGTAGATTTATTAACCAAAGAAGATGATTGGGGTATGAATTGGAATTTAGGAAATATTCTAAACTTACCTACACATACTAAACAACAATTAATTCAATATTTTATAGATTGGGTAGAAGGTTCGGGAGGTTACAACAGTGATATTATTCAGATAGAAAAATATACAGATGCATCCAATGATAAAGATATTAAAAATACATCAAGTAAAGTAAGAACTATTTTAAATGAAACTACTTATTTGGCAATATTAGTACCTAAACTTTTTGATGAGGATTACGGTAAAAATAAAAACTTTATGAGAATAAAAACTTCTGTATTCACAGAATTCATTACTAACTTTAAAAATAAATTTAATCAAGAAAAAACAGAAGATCCAGAAACGGAAGAAGATAAATCAAAAGATATAGTTAAAGATAATAAAATAAAATTGTCTTTATATAATTACTTAAAAGGAATTTATGATAAATGGGTTGCGGGTAGTACTGCAGAAGATTTATGTTATAACGCTTGTGGTAGTTCTGGTGGTAACTTAATAGATTATTTTAGATTTATCGATAGAACTTGGAATGATATTGGTGATAAGGCGGTTATAAACTTAAAAAGTTTAACTAGTATCAGTAATGATATGGACACTAACATATACCTATTAATTTCTAAAATACTAAGAGACAACCAATTCCTATTTCAAATATTACCAAACTATGTAAACTTTAAAAAAGAAGAGGATGTCAAAGAGATGTTCCAACCGATGACTAATTTAGACGAGTGGAGTAGTAGTGGTCCGATTTATGTTTGTATTTACGCTGGTGGACAATCTAAATCATTGGCTATAGATGAAATGGTTAGAACATATGCATACCCGAATGATGGTTTTGATATTATGTCAGATACTACTTCAGTATCTCAGGCAGTGGACGGAGATGAAAATACAATGGTTGCATTTAGAGTTGCATTTGGTGCGGAAAACCAAAGTATATTTAAAGACGTTAGTTTAAATCAAAATGAATATAGGGAAACCGGTGAATATTTTAGTACGTTATCTCAATTAATAGATAAAAGAGGTGGTAATTCTAAAGTTTTTTCTGGACCTAATCTTTTAAAAGTTTATAGAACTAGATCATATAAATGTGGTGTAGAAGCGTTAGGTTGTATGCCAATTCAACCACTAATGTATTTTCAGTTAGATAACGTACCATTTTTTAATGGAACTTATTTAATAACTAATGTGACACATAGTATAAATGGTAATGATATGACTACTAATTTCGAAGGGTTAAGACAAAGTAGTAATGTAATACCTATAGTGGACAAATATACTACATTCTTAAATATGAATTTTGAAGAGGTGGAGGATGAAATATTACCTTTAGATAATTTAACACAAGAAGATTTAAGAATTAACGAAATAGGTTTAATTGAAGAATTAGCGAACGAACCTTTTAACTTTGAAGCGTTTTTAGCCAACGATGGAGAAAACTTAATTCAGTTAGGTGTTCCACAAAATGTAGTTACTAAGTTGTTAGAAGAACCATTAGACACTACAGGTAAAGAAAAGGGTAAAACTATATTTGAAAGTGGTATTAAATCAGTATTAGGTGATACTGTAACGAATAGTCAAGTAACAATGTTTTTGTCGTCTATGTTATTTTATTCTAATAATATGACTAGAATGTCATCATCGGCATATAATAATAATGTTAAAGATTGGACAATCGCACAAACACTAAAAGATGCTTCTGGTAATGATATACCTAAAGTTGCTACAAACCCAGAATTAAAGAAGGTATTTGAGGAATTATATAGGGGTAAGTATTACCCACGTCTGTATGATTATACATCAATTAAACCTAAAAATAATATAGATATAACTAATTTAATAACCACCAATATACAAAATTATATAGATGGTAAACCACAAGAATATTTTGATAATCAAATACTACAATTACCCATAGTAGAAAATAGACCTAAAGGTAATGATGAAATAATAGATGTCGATACTATGCAGTCAATTATAGAAGAATTTCCTACTGCAAGTTTGACATTAATTAGTAAAAATATTGAAGTATTTAATGAGGGTTTATATGTAAAGGATTATTTATATAGAAGAAGAGGTTATTTACCAATATCAGGAACACGTGTGATAGGAAAGTCGGATGGTGTGAATGATGTATTTTATGATTATATAAGTAAAAATATAGATACTCAAGCAACAAAAGAATATATAGAGAAAAACCCAAATTATATAACAAATGAAACCACAGGACCAAAAATTTGTTTTATATTTGCATTAGCATCGTTTATTTCAGAAGGAGAAAATTCATCTGGATTTAAATTTGACCGTAAAGACTCTAAACCGTATGTTACAGAGGATTATGAGTGTTACAGTCCTAACTTCTATTCTAAACAAGGTGGTAGTGGTAAAGATTATGGGCATATTATTAATATGATTATGAATAAACCGATATCTGACAAAAATAAAAAATATAAATCATTTAAAAAGGTATTAAGACAAACAAATTTACTTTCATATACAAATATTTATCCTTCCAAAGGAATAAAAAAATGTAAGTAATTTTTCTTTTTGAAAAAATATTCTTATCTTTGTAAGATGATAGTAGGAAATATTATATCCAAAGACAAAGTAGAAGAAGAAAATTTCAATACTTTTAATAGTATTAACGAAGTTAAAAACGACCTACCTATATTAATTATAGGGTGGAGTACTACTAAAGAGATTTATGGGGATAAGGTATCTATACTACATAAAAAAATTGAGAAAGACATCTTTTGGACATTCAATCAAAAAGAAAAAAAAGTAGAATATGAGAATGACATTAAAGAATTTGTAGATTATTGCTACAATAGAATAGGTAATGATATTCCATATATCTATGTGGATGTAATACACGATAAAAAATCCAAAATTAAAAAAATTATTAAAAAAATAAAATCACTAAATACACCTATTTCTTATTTAACCAACAACAATATGTTGTATATATATGGGGATAATTTAATATTTGGTGTAGATTTAAATATTGTGGAATATATTGGTGTAAAAAAAGAAAAAATTATTTCTATAATAAACCCAATAGAAGAGGTAACTTTATCTGAAAATGAAATATTTAATAAATGTAAGGAAATCGTAGGAAAAATTAATAATGGCGACAAAATGATACCTTACATATATAAAAATGGAAAACAGTGTAAAGATAATGACATTAGCGTCATTTGTGATTGAGGATAAGGTAGAAAGTTTTGTAAAATATTTAAATAAAAGATTTAATTTATCTCCCGAAAAAATATTTATATATACTTCACCAGAAGAGAAAGATAAAAAGATATTAACGTTTAGGGTATATCTAAGAGATGGTAAAAAAATAAATACTAAAACATTTTTCCCAACAACTATTATTGTACATAAAAAAGGTGAATGTTTTTATACAATTAATGCATTAAATAAGTTAATTGATAAGGAGGTTGGTGAAGATAGAGGAAATATTAATTACAAAGAATACCAAATTGATTGGGATAACTATCAAGATAAAATGTTAATTGTTAAAAATAATGAATTAACAATAATGGATATAAAACGTAATTTTTCTTAATATTGGTATATTTATAATATAAAGACATTGATATGGATAATAAAAAAGAAAATACAAAACAAAAAGATTTAGAGACTAATCTAGATGAATTCTTAAATGAGAAAAATGAGAAAGAATGTGTTGGTGAAGAATGTTTAATCAATGATGGAAAAGAAATTGTAGAAAGAGTAAATAAAGTTTACAAAACTACTGATGGAAGACAATTATTAATGTAGGAACTATGGGTAAAGAAAATTTATTAAAGGAGGAATTAAAACGACATATGCAATTGTTGGAATATACATTTTATATGGAAGAAGAACCTAAAGATGGGGAAGAAGATTTACTTTTAGGTGCATTAGATACTATAAATGAACAAGAACCTGAAACTGAAGAAGGTGGTGGTAGCGATGCCAACGAAGAAGAACCTGCAGGTGAAGAACAAGAAAGTAATATGGATGAAGATCCTTTCGCTGATTTAGGTGGTGAAGAAACTGAAGAAGAAGGTGGAGAAACAGACCCATTTGGTGGAGAAGATGCTGCGGAAGTAGAAGATGAAGTTGCAGTAGAAGGTGGAGATGATACAGTTGAAGTAGATGTAACTGACATTGTAGATAAGGCAGAACAAACCAGAACAGAAATTGAAGGTATGACATCTAAAATGGATGAACTATTAGGTAAGTTAGGTGAATTAGAATCACAAGTATCTGGAATGGATCAAGTAATCGGTAAGATAGAAAACTTAGAAAAAGAAATAGAAGAAAGAAACCCAACACCAGTAGAAAGATTAGAAATGAGATCAATGGATTCGTTTCCGTATAGTGTAACACTTACAGATTATTGGAGTGATAAAGAAGGTTATGACGCAACTGGTTCTGAAGACAAAGAAGAGTTTGTAGTTACTAAAGGAGATGTAGATAGTTATAGTGCTAACGAAATTGAAGACTCTTTTAACCCAAACGCATCAGTAACAGAATCAAGTCAAATGAGAAAATTAATGAATTTACCATTATTAACTGAATCGTTAGAAGAAAATAATTGTTTAAGTGAAAGTATTAAATATTACTTAAAAAAATATGGGTATGAAGAAACAGAAAGATTTGAATGGTCACCACAATCTAGTGAGAAACCGCTCACTGCTGGACCTTACTCACCCATTGACTCAATCTGTTATGTGCAGAAAAAATCTTGTAAAGTAGAAAAAGATAGTGTAAGAGATATGGATGGAAATCCTATACCTCGGTTTAGTAAAATACATCTAGAATTTTTTAATTTCACACCTGAATGTGGTGAACCGTTTACTGGTGTTAGAACTTTAGATTTTAAGGTTATATGTAAAACCAAATAGAATAATTAATTATGGTAGAGGTACTCAAGAAATACAAAAAAAATTAGAACATCCTAATTTTTCATTGAACGGAATTCAAGTTAACTGTGTTTGAGATTAACTATTCAGTAATAATAAAAAAAACCTCACAAAAGTGGGGTTTTTTTATTATCCCCTATTGACTTTTTTAAAAATACTTACTATATTTAAACATTAATTAATCATAAAAAAAAGAAAAATATGACAAGTTTAGATGCAATTTTATCTCAGTATGAGAAAAACACACAAAACACAAAAAGTACTAAAATTTCTAATGAAGATAGATTAAAAAAGTACTTCACTGAAAAATTACAAAAAGGGGTTAAAAACGCTACAAGAAGATTTAGAATTTTACCAGGTAAAGATGGTACTTCACCATTTACTGAAGCCTATTTTTATGAAAGGTTGGTTAACGGTAAGTATGAAAAAATTTACTGTAACCACTTAAATGATGGTGAATATTGTCCATTAAATGAGGCAAAAGAAGCACTTCTTATGGAGGGTAGTAAGAAAGCAAAACAAATGGCAAGTGAATATACTGCTAGAAAATACTATGTTGTGAAAGGTATCGATAGAGATAATGAGGATCACGGTGTTAAGTTTTGGAGATTCAAACACAAGTATACTGGTGACGGTGTAATGGATAAGTTAATGCCATTATTTAAATTAAAAGGTGATATTACTGACGCAAGAGAAGGTAGAGATATCATTATTACTACTAACCGTAATGATAAAGGTTGGAGTGTTGTTACTTCTATTATGTGTGACGATGCTACTATTTTGACGGAAGATAGTACTAAAGCCAATGAATGGTTTAATAACGAAGAAACATATAAAGATGTTTATTCTAAAAAATCAAAAGAGTATTTGGAAATAGTTGCTAAAAATATGACACCTATTTGGGATTCAGAACAAAGTAAATATGTTGCTGAAGAAGAAAAAGAAGAAAATGAAACTGCATCATTAGAAGAAGAAATTACATTTATGAGAGAAGAAAGTAAAACTACTACTTCTGAAAATGTTACCACAACAACTAATGATGAAGTAGAAACAACTTCTTTAGAGGACGATGGGGATGATTTACCATTTTAATTAAAAAAATATGATGGCAAAAAAACCAATTAAAAAGAAAAGTAGTGATTTTTCTAGTATAAGAAAAAAGTTTTCCTCTAAAGAGAAGTACAAAGAACAAAAGTATTTCGATTGTGGTAAAGCGTTTCAAGAAGCTACTGGAGTACCAGGACCCGCACAAGGACAAATTAATATGTTATTGGGTCATTCAGATACAGGCAAGACTACCGCATTAATACAAACTGCGGTAGATGCCCAAAAGAAAGGAATACTACCTGTCTTTATTATTACTGAACAAAAATTTAGTTTTGAACACGCTAAACAAATGGGTTTACAGACTGAATATATTGAAGAGGTAGATGAAGAAACGGGAGAAATCGAAGCGTATTGGGATGGTTTTTTATTATATAAATTAGGTTTTGAATATATAGAACAGGCTTTTGATTATGTTACAGAAGTATTAGATGGACAAAAGAATGGTGAAATACCACATGATATTGTTTTTCTATGGGATTCAATTGGTACTATTCCATGTAAAATGAGTTTCGATGGTAAAGGTGGTAATCAGCATACTGCGAGGGTAATTTCAGAAAAATGGGGTATGGGTATGGCACAAAGAATTACTTCTTCTAGGAAAGAGAGTAGTCCATATACAAACTCTATGGTTTTTGTTAATCAACCATGGGTTGAGTTACCTGATAATCCATTTAGTCAACCTAGAATTCAACCTAAAGGGGGTCAATCAATTTATTTATCTTGTGCGTTAGTATTCCTATTCGGTAATCAAAAAAGTGCGGGAGTTTCTAAATTGAATGCAACAAATAAAGGAAGAAAAGTAAATTTCGCTATTAGAACAAAAGTAGGTATACATAAAAACCATATGAACGGTTTAGGTTATGCAGATTGTAGAATACTGGCAACAACTCACGGATTTATTGAAGATGAGAAAAAATCTATAGATACTTATAAATCTGATTATAAAGAGTATTGGTCAACAGTATTTGATAGTGTAGGAGAAGAAGTTGATTTTACCATTGAAGAGGGTGACCATATTGAGGCACCTGTCGAATATGCAGATCAATAATTTAGTGTTTAACTTATAATCGATATGGTAAGTGTCAATCCCAACTAAGAGAAAAAAATATAGTAACACCCTATTAATTGATGGTGATTCATTATTAAAAACTGCCTATCATGGTGCTAAAAATCTTTATTACAAAGAAAACCATATAGGCGGTATTTTTCAGTTTCTTACAATGTTAAGAAAGTGTTTAAATGAACATCGTTATGATAGGGTTTTAGTTTTTTGGGACGGACAATTCAGCGGTAGGTTGAGGTATGATATATATAAAGATTATAAGTCCAATAGAGATAAAGATTTTTATAATGAAACTCCACCTTCAGAACCAGAACTATATATCCAAAAAGAGAGAGTATTTCAATACTGTGAAGAGTTATTCATTAGACAATATCAAGATACTATTATAGAAGCGGATGATGGGATAGCCTATTATTGTCAAAAAATAAAAGAAAACGAAAAAATAGTTATTGTAACTAACGATAGAGATATGTTACAATTATTAGATGAAAGGGTAGGTATATATGTAATAAATCTACGTAAAATTATAACTATTAATAATTTTTCTGATTATTTTAATCACCATTATAGTAATGTAAAATTAATAAAAATTTTATCAGGTGATAATAGTGATAATATAAAAGGTATTAAAGGTGTTAGTGAAAAAACTTTGATAAAATATTTTCCAGAAATAACACAAAAATCTTTGACATTGACAGATATTTTAAGTAAAATTGAGGATATACAAAAAGAAAGAAAAAATAGATTGAAAACATTAGATAACATTATCAATAAAGTGACTGTAGGTTTACAAGGGGAGAATATTTTTGAAGTTAATAATAAAATAATTGACTTAAAAAAACCATTGTTAACAGATAGTTCAAAAGAAGAATTAAACCATTTATTTAATAGTACTATCGATCCGGAAGATAGAACGACAAAAAATGTAATTAAAATGATGTTAGATGATGGTTTAACAATGGCTATACCTGGGGGTAGAGATGGTTATATAAATTTTTTACAACCATTTTTAAGAATAATAAAAAAAGAAAAGAACAATTTTTTAAAAGAACAAAATTAATTATTATGAAAAAAAATTATGAAAATTTACCGTATGAATTTCTTTTACGTATCAATGGTAAGCCAATTGTTGGTAGAAACTTTCAAATAAAAGGATATAATCCTAAAAGTTTAAGGTCAGTTGAGATGAAGGATACTATAGATGAAGTAGTAGGAATTATACAAAGACAATTTTTATTAAAAAGTAGAACTTATTTATGGAGATATTATAATCCATACCAACCACAAATTATAAGTGAGGATGATGGTAGTAAAAAAGATATTTATGAAAATGAAGATATCTTTACACTACAAATAAAAGTAAAAGGTAGGGTAGTTGCAGAGAAGATGTTTAGTGGAAATGTATACCCCCCAAAAGTGAGATATGATGTAGATATTAGATCAATTATTTCTGAAATCATCTCTACAATACAAAATGGCTTGACTATGAAAAAATATACACATGAATATTGTGGTTACGAGCTTTAATAGATATTTATTAATAAACCAAATTTAAAAAAAATATGACTAAAGAAAAAAGTAGTGATTTAGGTTATTTAGGGTGGAGTTTCCAAATAAGATTAGTCAAACAGTTAATAGAAGATACTAAGTTCTCCGAAGAAATTATGGATATTATCGAACCAAAATATTTCGATAATGAATATCTTAGACTTTTAATTGCTTGTCTAAAAGATTATTATGATAAGTACGAAACCATACCAACATATGAAACATTATTTGAATTAATAAGGGTAGACATTAAAAGAGATATTGCGAGAGAATCTGCAATTGAAATGGTTAAAGAAGTAAAAAATAGTGATAATAAAGATTGTCTACACACACAAGAAGTATCTATTAAATTTTGTAAACAACAAGAGTTAAAGAAGGCAACTAGTAAGATTCAAAACATATTAGATTCAGGAGATTTTGATAGGTATGATGAATGTGAAGATATACTAAAAGAAGCATTAGCAGTTGGTGGTGAAAAAGATAATGGTATTGATGTTTTTCATGCCATTGATGATGTTTTAGATGACGACTTCAGAAACCCAATACCTACCGGTTTAATAGGTATTGATAATTTAATGGATGGTGGGTTATCTAAAGGTGAGTTAGGTGTTATTTTGGCACCCTTTGGTGTTGGTAAAACTACTTTAGTAACTAAAATGGCTAACACTGCGTATAATTTAGGTTATAATGTAGTACAAATATTCTTTGAAGATAACCCTAAAGTAATTCAAAGAAAACATATTACGTGTTGGACTGAAATACCATTGAATAATTTAACAGAAAAAAGAGAAGAAGTTAAAAGATTATTACCACAATTTAAAGAAAAACAAGGTAATTTAATTCTTAAAAAAATGGCTAGTGATGGTACAACTATTAACCACATCAAACAATATCTTAGAAAATTAACTTCTAATGGTACTAAACCTGATATAGTATTTGTAGATTATATCGATTGTGTTGTACCAACCAAACAATTCAAAGATGAGTATGCTGGTGAAGGTAATGTTATGAGACAATTTGAGACTATGATATCTGAATTAGACATTGCTGGTTGGACTGCAGTACAAGGTAATCGTAGTTCTATTGGTGCAAATGTGGTAGAAGCAGATATGATAGGTGGTTCTATAAAGAAAGGACAAATAGGGCATTTTATTTTATCCGTAGCAAAAACTTTAGAACAAAAAGAAGAAGGTACTGCAACATTAGCGATATTAAAATCTAGATTTGGTAAAGACGGTGTAATATTCGAAGATATTTTATTTGATAATGGGTCACTTAAAATAGATACTACAATGTCAACAGATGTTTCATTCTTAGACTTCGAAAAAGGAGAAGAAAGAAAAAAATCCCAATTTGTTACCGAAGCGTTAAACAAAAAGAGAGGGATTGTAGGGGGTAAATAATAATAATAATTAAAAAAAGTTAAAAAAATGGAGTTATCAAACAAAATTTTGTCAGATATTACAGTTTATATGAAATATGCTAAATATCTACCAGAATTAAACAGAAGAGAAACATGGGAAGAATTAGTTACAAGAAACAAAGAAATGCATCAGAAAAAGTACCCCTTTATTGCGGATAAAATAGACGAAGCATATAAGTTTGTTTACGATAAAAAAGTATTACCTTCGATGAGGTCAATGCAGTTTGGAGGTAAACCGATAGAAATATCCCCAAATAGAATTTATAATTGTGCATATATGCCAATCGACAATATAGATTCATTTAGTGAATGTATGTTTCTTTTATTAGGTGGTACAGGTGTTGGTTATTCAGTACAAAAACATCATGTTGAAAAATTACCTCCGGTTAATAAACCGTATCTAAAAAGAACGAAAAGGTATTTGATTAGTGATTCTATTGAAGGATGGGCAGATGCAATTAAAGTGTTAATGAAATCTTATCTTAATGGTAAAAGTTCTAAAATAGATTTTGATTTTTCAGATATTAGAGCTAAAGGTGCTAGATTGGTAACATCGGGTGGTAAAGCACCGGGACCACAACCATTAAAAGAATGTATTGTAAAAATAACTGGTATATTAAGTGAAAAAGAAGATGGTGAACAATTAACTACTTTAGAAGTTCATGATATTGTTTGTCATATTGCAGATGCAGTTTTAGCTGGTGGTATTCGTAGAGCAGCACTTATTTCTTTATTTTCTGCAGATGATCAAGAAATGATTGGTTGTAAATCAGGTAATTGGTGGGAAACTAATCCACAAAGAGGTAGATCTAATAATTCAGCATGTTTAATGAGACATAAAATTACAAAAGAATTTTTCTTAGATTTATGGAAAAGGGTTGAATTAAGTGGATCTGGAGAGCCAGGAATATATTTTAATAACGATAAAGATTGGGGAACTAATCCATGTTGTGAAATTGCTTTAAGACCGTATCAGTTCTGTAATCTTTGTGAGGTTAATGTTTCAAACATAGAGTCACAAGAAGATTTAAATGAAAGAGTTAAAGCGGCAGCCTTTATTGGAACATTACAGGCAGGATATACTCACTTCCACTATCTAAGAGATATTTGGAGGGAAACAACAGAAAAAGAAGCACTAATAGGTGTGTCGATGACTGGTATAGGTTCTGGTAGAGTTTTAGGGTATGATATGGAAGAGGCAGCTAAAATAGTTAAAAAAGAAAATAGAAGAGTTGCTAAATTAATAGATATAAATAAATCTGCTAGAACTACTACAGTTAAACCTGCAGGTACAACATCACTTACATTAGGTACTAGTTCAGGTATTCATGCATGGCATAATGACTATTATATAAGAAGGATTAGAGTAGGTAAAAATGAGTCAATGTATAAGTATTTAAACGACAATCATCCTGAGTTGATTGAGGATGATTATTTTAGAGGTCATGACACTGCAGTTATTTCTATCCCTCAAAAAGCACCTAAAGGGTCAATTCTAAGAAATGAATCTCCTTTTGATTTATTAGAAAGAGTTAAAAAAGTGGCTACTGAGTGGGTTAAAAATGGACATAATAGTGGTTCTAACACACATAACGTATCCGCAACTATTTCTTTAAAAGAAGAAGATTGGGATTTAGCGGGTGAATGGATGTGGAAAAATAGAGATCATTATAATGGATTATCTGTATTACCTTATAACGGTGGTACTTATGTACAAGCACCTTTCGAAGACTGTACTAAAGAAGATTATGAAAGAATGATGAAAACACTTAATGAGATAGATTTGTCTAACGTAATAGAGGAAGACGATGAAACTAACTTAAGTGGTGAATTAGCTTGTGCTGGTGGTGCATGTGAAATTACATAAAACCAAATAACATATAAATAATTAAGGTGTCTTTTTGACACCTTTTTTTTTATATAGACTTTTCTTTTAAAAAATTTATTGTACAATATTTATATATAAATGGCAAAAAGACAATATATAAATATAGATTTCCCTTTTCAAGATAGTGAACAAGGATTTTACTTCAAACTTAATGCAGAAGACAAGGCAGCAATTAAGTCAGACTTACTTCATTTGTTATTAACTAATAAAGGTGAGAGACTATATATGCCTGATTTTGGTAGTGATTTAAAAAAGTATATTTTTGAACCTAATGACAACATAACACATGATCAAATAAAGGAAAATTTAAATCAAACAATAAAAAGGTATATACCGAATTTAGTAATTAATTCAATTAAAATGAAAAAAAGTGATTTAGAGGAATTGATTATTGCAGAATTAACGTATACAGTTACAGACTCAACATTTGTTTCTACTGATACTATAGAATTAATATTATAATAAAATGGCAAATTCAGAAAAAAAGATAAATTATAACGCTAGAAACTTCGATCAAGTAAGAACGGAGTTGATAAATTTTGTAAGAGAGTATTATCCTGATGTGTTTTCAGATTTTAATGATGCGTCTGTAGGTATGATGTTATTAGAACTTAATGCTGCGGTTGGTGATATGTTATCATTTAATACCGATAGGGCATTTAATGAAACCCAAATAAATTATGCACAAGAAAGAGCTTCTTTATTGGAGTTAGCTAGAACGTTTGGTTTAAATATTCCTGGTAATCGACCTAGTATTACTATAGTAGATTGGAAAGTTGAAGTACCGGTAGATCCTGATGGTTTTGATATATCCTATGCGCCTAAATTATATAAGGGTTCACAGGCAGTGGGATCGGGTAAAATATTTGAATTATTAGAAGATTGTGATTTTGCATCACCCTTTTCTTTCGGTGGAATCCCAAACAGAACAATTGAACCGAAATACGTAGGAGAAACCTTAACTCATTATGTATTAACTAAAAGAGAGTTAATGGTAAATGGTTACACAAAAATATTTAAAAAGGTTATAAATTCAAACGACTCTAAACCTTTTTTAGAAGTTGTTTTACCAGAAAATAATGTTTTATCGGTAGAAAATATCATAACATTACCGGGAAATAATTTTGTAGAAACACCTAATAATACAGAATGGAGTTTATTTGAGAACAATTGGTATGAGGTTAGTGCATTAGCACAACCAGAAATTTTTATGGAAGATCCAAACGTTGCTACAGATAACGATTCAATTGTGGGGGGTAAATGGAAAAATATACCACAAAGATTTATTAGAGAATTTACAGATAAAGGATTTTGTAAAATTATATTTGGGTCTGGTGTAGTAAATACAAACCAATTAAACGATTTTATTGGTTGTAGAGGACAAATAGATCAAATAGGTAATTTTGTTAACAATCTTTCATTAGGTTCAATACCTAAACCCAACACTACTATGTTTGTTAAGTATAGATGTGGTGGTGGTGAAGATAGTAACATTGGTCCGGGAGTTTTAACTAGTGTGGGTAAAACCGATATATTAGTTAATGGTAAAACAAGGGCAGATGGTTGGACAAATCAAGACACAATTAAAAGTTTAAGTACTAATAATCCTTTACCTGCATTGGGTGGTAAAAGTCAACCTAGTATAAATGAAATAAGAAACTTAGTTAGATATAATTTTTCTTCTCAAAATAGATGTGTTACAATAAAAGATTATTACTCACGAATAGCATTAATGCCGGGTGAATTTGGTATACCTTTTAGAACTGGTGTTTGGGAAGAAAGAAATAAGATAAATGTTAGTGTATTAGGATTAGATGAAGATGCAAAATTAAATAATACATCAACATCAACACTAAAACAAAATATTGCAGAGTATTTAGCAGATTATAGAATGATAAACGATTTTATAAATGTTATAGACGGAAGAATAATAAACTTAGGATTTAATGTTAAAATATTCAAAGATAAAGTTACCCCATCCGCTAAAGTTGTTGCAGGAGTAGTGGGTGCGATTAGTGATTATTTTGATATTAACGATTGGGATATGGGTGAAAATGTTTACTTATCTCAATTAGTAGAAAACATTAATAATGTACCTGGAGTTTTTAACGTTACTGATTTACAAGTTTATAATAAAGTTGGTGGTGAATATTCATTGAATTCAATAACTCAAGCATTGGCGGTTAATAATACCAACGATGGAATTTTTATGGTTGATTTAAATGTTAGTGATTACACTTTATTTGGACAACCAAACTCAATGTTTGAAATTAAATTCCCATCTCAGGATATTGAAGTACAAATTGCTTAGTAATAATAATTACTTTTTATTAAGTTGATATTAGTTTTAAATAAAAAATAGAAATTATGGGATGTAGTACATGTAAACAGAATCAATCAAGTATCGACAAAGCAATGTCGATAGAAATGCCAGGCGGCGAAATTTATAACGGACACTTTTTCTTAAAGGTTGTAACTTTTATTGCATTATTAGTAGCAGTGCCATTAGTAATAGTAGTATTATTATGTCAAGTATTTTTAACCTTTTTTGTTCCTAGTAAAGTAAATGAAATTAAAAAGAAATTTAACAAAGGATTTAAGAAAATTGTTACAGGAGTTTTTAGGGTAATATTGAATATTAAAGAAAGAAAAATACTCAGAAAACAACGTAAGTTTGATAAGACTACTAGTTATTATGATGAGCCAGAAATTGAGGTTTTTGACATAAATGATGTAGAAGATAATAACCAAAAAGATAGTGAAACATAAATGATATGTCTAAATCAATAAGGGTACGAACCACACCAGGAGACGATAGTGAAAAATATATTAAAGTAAAACTTAAACAAGACTATGATTTTCTTGAAATTTTAAGTTTAAAATTAGAACAAACAGATGAATATAAATCCTTTTGTTCTGATTATGGTGTAATTGCTGGTAGGGTAATAATTAATGGAGGTTTTGGTGTACCAAACACCAAAGTTTCAATATTCGTACCAATAGACTCAAATGATGTAGACAATGAATTAATAAAAAAAATATATCCATATGAGACACCGAATAATGATGAAAAAAATGCGGGTGGCGTAAGATATAATTTACTACCTAATACTCAACAAACCTTAGATCATACACCTGTAGGTACTTTTCCCACTAAAAGGGAAGTGTTAGACAATAATGTTAGTTATGAGATTTATGAAAAATATTATAAATACACAACAACAACTAATGAATCAGGAGATTTTATATTATTTGGAGTACCCGTAGGTAGACACACTCTTCATTATGATATGGATTTGAGTGATATTGGATTTTTATCTACAAGACCATATGAATTAATTGAAAATGGTTATAATCCAGAGGATTTTCAAGACAATTTTACTTTTAAATCAAGTTCTGATATAGATGATTTACCACAAATTGTTAGCGGGAATATTGGTGTAGATATTGAACCTTATTGGTGTGATGATTTAGCAACAGGTAGAATTATTGGTATAAATAGACAAGACATATCAATAGAAAGTGTAGAAATAACACCAAATGCAATATTTTTTGGTAGTGTTCTATCTGATGATGAAAAAGATTCTATAAATAAAAATTGTAGACCTAGAAGAAATTTAGGTAAAATGGATGATGTTACCACAGGTGGTGGTAAATTAGAGGCGATTAGACGTACAATTGATGGTAAAATAGAAAAGTATAACCTTAAAAATTCTGAAATAGATGATAATGGTAACTGGTCTGTCCTAATACCAATGAATATGAGAAAGGTAGTTACTAATGAGTTTGGTAAATTAGTACCTAGTAGTGATCCTAATATTGGTGTAGCAACAGAAAGTGATATTAGGTTTAGGGTTAGTATGGATGCGACCACAAATGATAAAAGATTAAGACAAAGAGCAAGTTTCTTAGTACCAAACATGACTAATAACTTTGCATTTGGTGAGTACACCAAAAGTGATTTAAAGACAACAGATGATTTTAAAATAAACGAACAATTATCAACTATTACTGTAGGAACACCGTATCAAGATGAATTATTTAACCAATATAATTATTTAGAAGAATTTTACACTTTTAGGTGGAAGAAAGTTTATACCGTAAAACAGTATATTGGTAGATACCAATCTGCAAGACAAGACGAAACTAGAGCATTTACTGGAATAAAAGACATTATGAGCGGTTTAGGGGTAAACAAATTCCCAACTAATAGAATGGATACAAATGTTAATCCACTATACTCTATAATATGTTTTTTACTTAGTATATTTGGTATTTTAGTTGGTATTATAAATTCTGTTATAAACCAAATAAACGGTTTAATTACTGCAATATGTCAAGTAAGAATACCTTGTGGGATTACCAGTACTAGTGCAAAAAAGGCAAAAATAAGAATAAAATATAAGATTAAAAAACCTAATAATAACAATAATGGGTGGGTTAATGCAAATAGTCAAAACAAAAAATCAGGATGGTCTGATAGATTAGATATGGACTATGTTGCTGATGGTGATTTTGATATAACCGCAACAGGTATAGACCTTACACCTTCTGATTTAGATGGGTTTTTTAATTCACCCTACATCCAGCCTAATCCAGTTTCTGGACCATATGGTAGTTTTACTAGCTATAATGGTTGGGCATCACTAAATGCACCTGGTGGTGTTGGTGATTATAGTGGTGCTGGTCAGGTAGAAGGTGCAATAGCGGGAAGATGGCCTACTTCCGGAGACGGACCAAACTGTAATGATCCATCTCAAAATTGTATCTGTCCTAAAGGTGCCCCTTTAAATGGTAACTGGTGTTATAATTTTGGAAGTTGTTATCAGTTTGATTTAGGGAATTCAAGTACGTTAGGTGGTGCTTGTAGAAAATGGAAATTTAAAGACGGAGGTAATATGGGGGATGCTATTTCTGATGCTAAAAAATCAACCGATCCTCAATTAAAACAAGATTGTAAAGATGATCCTGATAAGGCTTATATTTTGGGGAGATGTTGGCAATTTAAATATAAGTGTATTTTTGCAAATTTATTTTGTAGAAAATGTAACTCATTATGTCCAAATGGTGTAGGTGATCAATTTAGTTGTAGTGACCCCAATTGGACTGGTCCAGGTATTACTTGTTCCTGCGACAATAATAGTGATAATGTAAGAAGAGACAACGATAATAAAATAAAAAAATGTAGAAGTAACGATTGTCCTGAAAACCAAACAGGATTAGAAAAAAGAACTTGGTGTAGGATAGATAAAGATGATAGAGTTTCTGGAAATGGACCAGTATTCGGTAAATGTGATCCAAGAAAATTAGGGTGTGGTAGAACTGGTAAATGTTGTGAGAATTGTTGTGGGAAAGTACCACTTATTAGATTAGGTTGTGATGAGGATACTAGTTTCGACCCAATACAACCAATAATATTAATACCTACAATATTTGGTGGGTTAGTTTGTAATCAGACATTAATTATGCCGTATGGTTGTGCTAGTTGTGGTGGATTAGAAACTGCATTTGTTAAAGATTGGGTAGCATGTAAATTAGAAGGTTTAGCGTCCGCACTTAATATGTTAAAATTTGATTTTTATAATGATTGGGTAAACGGTGCGTTATATTTTCCATTAATAAAAAGAAAATATAAAGTAAAATCTAGTAAACGAAAATTTGGTAATTTAAAAAAGGATAAATTTTGTGATTTTAGGTGTGATGATTTTCAAGGTAATAAATATGAAAATAGATATAGGGTAAAAATAAAAAATAGTGGACCTAGATTTGATATGGAAAAAGAAGTTACGGGACAAGCTGGAGAGTTTTGTGTGGTAAAAGATTTAAAAAGAAGTTTTAAGTACACTACCAATTGGTATGGGGGATTTAGTGAAACATTAGGTACTTATCTAACAGAAGATCAAGCCTTAGATTTGGCAACTAAAGAAATAGTATTTAATGGTACATTAAAATCCGATGAACAAGTTGGTTGTCAGATATCATTTGAAAATTGGCAAGACTATATTACATGGTCATCTAATTATGGAGATTTAAAACATAAAGTAAGAAATAGAAGAGTACAAACTGAACATAGAAAACCTAAGTATGTTCAGACTACTGATCCAGTTACTGGATTAGAAACTTGGGAGAATATTGGTGGTCATGGTCACCACCAAAATAAATGTAACACCGTATTTTTACACGAAAAAGAAGAATATTTTAAACCATTATTAGATTGTGGTGCAATGAATGATAATTCCGCACCACCTACTGGGTTTACACCTACATTTACGTCAGGTCCAGTTAATTTTGAGGGAGATGAGGATGATGAAGATGATAATGATGCAGACTTAGATAATATAATAAATAATTCACAATGTCCTAGAGAAGATTTCTGTGATACTGCGTGTGGAAATGACGGTGTTGCGGGTTGTACCACATTTTGTAGAGGACCACAATCACAATGTCAAAATGATGATTATAATAAAAAAGATATTCGACATGGGGTGGTGGATTTATATGATGATGTTTTATATTATGCATCATTAATGAATAAACAAGATCCTAACTTTAATAACGTAGAATATAAAGCGAATTTACTATTCCCAACGAACATTACGGAGTTAGGTAGTTCTACTTTTTGTGATATTGACGAAGCACCATTTATAATGGATAAATTATCACCTACAACTTTTCAAGTAAGTGAGGACACAATTAGAGTACGTACTAAACCAAAAGAACTAGCAGTATCTCAACCTAATCAAGGTGATTTTAATGATGATAATACGATAGATAGTAATGATACAGGATTAGATTATGAAAAGATTGAAATTAAATCATATAAAGAATTAAAAAATAGTAAATTAAATTTAAGGGCGTACGTTGAGTTTAGTTGTTTTGCTGCTAAATGTATGAATATTAACGGTGGACTTATACAGTCACAAGTTGGGGTTGATATAATAGATAGTAACAACTTAGACTTACAAACTAAATCATGTTTCTTAAGATTTGATCATGATGAAGAAGTTAGGGAGTATTTTTGTAAAAGATTTAGTGGATTTAAAGATAATGATTTAAATGTTAATTATATGAGACCTGGTTCTACTCAGTTTGAGAATACATATAAGACGTATCCTGAAATTAAAGTAGTAGATAGTGCACAATATCCGTGGTTCTATGTAACAACAGAAGATGAATATATTAGATCAGAATATAATGATGGTGATTCTTTTATTCCGGGAGATAGATGTGGGGTTACAACTAGAAATGCACAAGGTGTTACAATTAATGTGGACAATTTTTATGGTGTGGCGCCAGGACAAGTTAGTCAATTAATTAATTTCCCAAATAACCCAACTACTATTACTAATGCAAATGCTAACGTACAAGATGCAATCGACAATGAAGGAGATAATGGTATACAAAAAGGTATAAGACATTATAGGAGTCAAACACCATATTATTTTTACTTTGGTTTGATTCCTGGAAAATCAGCATTACATAAAGTAGTAGCAAATTTCTTCGCAGATAAAATTAATAAAGTGACACTCAAAGGGGTTGGGGGTAGTAACCCATCTTCTAACAGAAATAACCAACCACCAGCAGCGGATACACCTAAAACTACAAATCAGGTGTATAGAACATGTTTAGGTGATACTAGATTAGAATTAACACCTCAAAACCCAAACACACAATAAGATAGATGGATGAGAGATTGAAAATATTATTAAATAAGGCTAGGTCTGAAACTTATATCAATAAAGATGTAAATATTAACCTTAATATGGAAAATATTGCTCGTCCTTTACCGCTTAATGATATTGACACTACAGTTAATGCTTTTGAACAATATCAAAAAGAAAGGAGAGAAAGTAATATATATAGATTTTATGGTGTAATATCACCTATTATTTCTAATTGTCTATATAATGATAATATTAAGATTTTTAGGGATGAGAGTGGAAATATAACCTCTAAAAAAATCATTGCAGATGAAATTTTTGAAGATAATGGTTGGTTAGGTTATTTTGAGGAAGAAAAAAAAGATGAAGATGTAATAACGGGAAGTTATGACGGACAATATGGTGGATTTGTAAGTAATAATATACCATTTAAAAATAAGTTAATTTTAAATGCAGGGCAAGATTTAACGGCACTATTTGTAGGACAACCAATAGTAGTCTTATATTATAATTGGTCACCAATTAATAACGCAAAATTACCCTCCTTTCAAATACCACCACAACAATCTATCACATTGTTTATTGACTCAATAGATATTAATACAAATACTGTAGTGGTAAATGATTGGAATAGTGTATTATATAATGCGATGCAAAACAATATAAATGCACCTATAAGTTTTAATACTACATCAACGGCAAGTAGTAATACATTTAACGACAACGAAAGTGATTTATGTGATTTCAACCCATTCGATCCGGGTCCAGATAGGTTATCATTTTTAGATATAGATAATATACCTAATTATTTAATGAAAATTACTTATCCATCAACAACAATAAACGATATTCAGATAGTAAATGGTGTACCACTTTCTAATGGTATCCCTATTATTGAGAAAATACCTATGGAGATAAATGGTAGGACATTAACCGGTTTAAGAACACCTTTAAATCATGGGTTATCACCCAAAGACTCTGTAATTTTTTCTTCTATTACCACAAATAATATTAGTAAGAAAATATTTTCAATTTATAGATTAGGTACGTTAGATAAAAAAGATAAAGAAAGGGTTTTTGTAATAGATGAAAATCCAGATAATATTATTTTATCTCCTACTACTTCGTTCAAAAAAATTACTAAGGGTTATGTGTCGGATTATTATGTAAGAGTTTTTTCTGCGATTACTGAGTCATATGTTGATTATGATATGTATCCCGCAGCATTTGGTACTAATATGTATGAGGATAAAACGGTTGCTTATAATTTTAAAGTTGATGTTGATGTAGAAAATTTAAGAGACAATTTAGGTAGACCATTAAGTGAATTATTTTTAACTATAGTAAAAAATAATAGCGATGCGTCACTAAATGATATAAGAACACAATACTGGATAAATAAACAAATTTCTAAGAATTTATCTCCAGAGTTTTGGACACCAATTAAAGGAGGTTTTAAAATAGGTAGTAGAAATTATGGTAATGTAAATTATAATATTAATTCAGTGAATGATAAAACCACATGTCCACTACAAATTTATTTTGATAATATAGATGAAAGTGATAATACTTTTATAGGGGATATTGTAGAATATAATGAATATAGTCTATTAGAAAATATTTTAGAGAATAGTTACCACTGGATAAACACTACATATAGACAAAATTATGATCAGTTTGCTGATCCAATACCTTTCGGTAAAGAATTAAATAGTAACGAACCTCAATTAGTTGTACCACAGAATAAGTTTGAGGGGTTTTTATATAAACCACATAATAGAATCGTTATAAGAGAGTATTCTTCTTATGTTGAAATGGGGATTGAAGATGAAATGATTAATATTCCTGATTATGCAGTAGATGTTTATACTACATCACCTACATTAACTGGCGGAACAATAGATACAGATAAAAATATAAAAAATACTAAAAGGTGGAGAGATTTATTAGATATAGGGTTTCAAGATGTGGGTGGTAAAAATGTAGACTATCCTTTTGAAAGTGGTGCACATTATCTTTATTTAAACACTAGATTTTATTTTGAAAGACAAGACACTGCGTGTAATTATAATATTATAAGTACTGAGTTGGAATTACCGCCAGAACAAGATATAATGTATCAGTTATTAACCGAACCAACATTTTTAGATTATAGTATTTTAAATCAAGAATTATTTGATAATTTAAATACTGATGATGTTACGGACTTAGGTGGTTATGGGTTTTCCGATGAAGTTAAATATGCATATGAGAGACCACCAAGAAATGCCTGTTTTAATACATTTATTCAAGTTAATTTTAAAACTGAAATAAATAGAACAACAAGTAGTGAAACACTTTATAAACCTAGTGGGGTTGCAGAAACTAGAATATGTCCAGCATTAAGTAATAAATTTATTAGAAATAAAGGTGGTACAAATCAAGATTTTGTTGATGAGTCTGGTTGGTATTGCGATGCAGATGGGGCTTGGGATGAAGTTTCTAATAGTCTTACAGACTTTTTTGATTTTTGTGATACAATAGTACCTAGTAGTTTGAACGTTGGTTTTGGTAATGGTAAAATTAGTAACTTTTGTTTGGCAGCGTCAGGATTATGGGATATTTCACTAAAAAAGACTAAAGATACAAGTGCAACTTGTTTAAGATATTTAGAAGTAGATGTAAGAAATGTAGATTATTATGGGGAATATGAATTAGGTCAGGTAGATACGCCTGGCGAATGTATAGAATTTAATTTTGGGGACGGAGAACCATTAGAAGATGACTGTTAATAGAACAAAAATATTAATTAAAGATGATAATATTAGTGGTAATACTATTAATATACCAATCCGCATGGATTTTACTCCGATAGATAATTCAGAGTTGGTGGAGACTAAGTTTGTTGAGGATGAGATTGAGAAAGCAATAAACCCAATAGTAGACTATAAAAAAATTATTTTTAAACCGGCAGATAATGATTGGAATATAATAAATGAGTTTGAATATATTTTTAACTTTTTTGAACCTACGTTACCTTCATTAGGTACTGTACCATCACAAAGTTTACCACAATATGTTAACAATTATTCACCTTTAGGGTTTTTGTTTGATGATATATTTTGTAATACGGAAAGATTTGTTAATAGTTTTTTAAGAATAACTTTACATGATACACCCAACACCTCAAATAATAACGTATTAGGTTTTGTAGATGTTTATACTCAAACAGGTAAAAATCAAAGGGATGTATATGGTTTTGTGTTACCATTAAATCAGTGTCCTGCTAGTATGACTGTCGGTGACCCGGTTTTAAAACCCGAAACAATTCATGAGGGATATCATATGTATTGGTTTAAAGATGTGGTAGATGAGTCACCAAACGGTGAATATACAGTATATGCTAGTACGTCTTTTAATAACGCAAAAAATGGAGTTTCAATGGCAATGTATACTACACCTAATTTAACCCCAACAGATATACAAATAAATAATATTAATAACTCTACTGGGCCTTTTTGGATGAAAATTGTGTTTAAAAATGATAATGGAGTCTATAAATACAGATTTGAGCCTAATAACCCTAATTATACTGACGGATTTAATTTAAACCCAACAGTAGGAATACCATCATTAACGTTTTGGCAAATCCAACCTTAAGTATTTATATAGTATGGAGTATGTTAAAAGAAAAAGATGTTTAGAAAATTATGTGGTTCGTCATATCCCATCTGATTTATATTTTACTGATCAAGATGGTAAAAAACAAGTTGACGTAAACAATCCTAGATACTACTACGGTAGAATACCCCAAAATTTAATTGACGATGAAGGTAATTTGATATTGGACGCATTAGGACAACCAATACCTAATACTATTAATATTGATATTTTTTTAACTCAGAAGTTTGATGATATAGGTATTTTTAATGATACATTTTTAGAGGAGTTGAGTACTACTTATGAAAATAACAACGATGACGATGATGAGGTAAGATATTGTCCTACACTATTAGATATGTCAATAGATAAGGGTGGTAATCCCTACATTTCATCACAAGGTGTGGCACTATCTTTTGAATGTTGTAATTTTGAAGTTGTACAAATACAAGGTGTTTTTTGGGATGGGGAATATTGTAGGGTTAATACTAATAATAATAGTAATAGTACTAAATGTCCTACTGCATATCAGGTAGTAAATGATAATAAGAATGGTATATATGTTACTCCTGCGAATAATCAACCAATGACATCGCAATGTTGTACAAGCCAAATAACAACCCAGTCTAATGTTTATTGGGATGGTCAGTATTGTAGAATTAATAATAATAGTGGTGGTAATATAGGTAATACTGAACCAATTGGTTCAAATAGTAATAATACAGTAAAAGGATAGATATGAATAATTGTGGATATTTTATACCGGTTTTAAGTAGTGGAACTACTTTAAATGATTACCTATATAATGTAGTAGTAACTGGTGAAACTAATTCGGATAATTTAATAAATGTAACAACAGGTTTATTCTTACCTGATGGAACACCGCAATATAGTCCCTTTATTAATACCAACGTCAATAATCCAAGCGAAGTTTTTGATGGTGTAGTTTATGATGATCCAGAAAAAGTAACGTATGTATTAGGTGGTGATCCCAGTGATATAATGAATACTGGTGTCCATTTTACTACATTTAAAAATGTAATAATAAATGGTAGTAATGGTTTAGGACAACCAATTACTTATTTTAAGACAACATTTACCACTAATCAAGGTGGTAGAACCGTACAAAATACTAGTTTATCACCCATAGTTAAGAGAGAGGAATATTTGGGTGTAGTTTTTAAACCAGAAGTTGATAGTGATATATTTATTAATAGAGGTATTGTAGATATTTTTGAGAGACATGCATTATTATCAGAAATTAAAACAACTAATGACATAGATACTAATAGAGGGGGATTTATTAGTAGTTAATAATTAAAGTAAAAAAATATAAAATGGCAACAGGAAATTATGGAACAGTTAGACCAGCAGATGTAGGGTTAGACGACATAGAAATATTATATGATTTTAAAGATAAAAGAGAAAATACATCTCCCACTAATTTACAATCATTAGATCCCCAACAGGTATTAGTACCAGCAACAACCCCCCAACAAGGAAATGAAATTTTAGGTGGTATGTATACTTTAACATTACCAGTTACTGAGTTTGGAGCTAAAGGGTTTTATAATATAATCATTAGACCAAAACAAATTAGAACAACCATCTATGATTGTGGTGTGTTGGCTGGGTCTCCCGATGTTTTAGGTATAATATTAAATCTTAATAATTTATCTGTTGCCGAAAGAAATAAAGCACAAAATGGTGAATTAGTAGGTTATAGGGTAGAATATTTAAATACTAATCCTAGTGCGGTACAACCTAAAGAACAAAATAAATTTACTATTATCACTTCTAATAATAAAGTTATACCAGTTACTGAAAATTTAGCAAACACTAGTGATCAAGCTTTATCTTATACATTTAATGACTCATCAAACTTAGTGTTCTGTACTGTAACCCCTTCTTCTGCACCATCAATTAAACCTAATGCGGTTCCAAATATTGGTGTGGCAACTCAAGATATTATTATTACAAATACCTTTTTTAATCCTATTATGTTAGAAGTAGAAATGGTAGAATACGATGATGAAGTATTGGCATATGCACTTTATGGAAATCAAAGTAAATCATTAGAGGATGGAATATACACACAGTATAATTTTGATAATGACATATATAAACAATATAATTTATTTGAAATTAAAGATAAATTTACGGGTGTACCATTATTTGAGGTGAGAGAAAAACGTAATGAAATTGATTTCGGTAAAGATTTCAATACTGTTTCTAATTTTGATGATTAATTAAAAATTTATAATGGCGGGGAATAAAAAAGATAGAATAATAAAAGTTGCGGGATACGCAAAAAAAGTAGTCTATAACAATAATATTGAATATAGAAACTTTAGTCCTGATTTAGTGGGTCAACAATTTGCCACTAATTTTGGGACACCCTTATTTACTATGGGTAATTTTTCTATCACAACAAATACTGACCCTTCCGAACATACCGTTTTTAAGTTAGGTACATATTCTAAAAAATATACTTTAGATGATATTGATGAGGGTGAAAGTATATTAGTTGATATACAAAATAACATAACTGCAGGATTAAATTTAGATTTAAGTAATCCGTTAAGTTATATTTGATAATAAAGTAGGTACTATAAGTGGTAATAACATAACTAATTATTTTTATGATATAGAGAGTGATACCACTACCTTTAATATTAGTACTAATTATTTTACTAACCCATTCGATATTAAGTACACTACTGATGAAAAATATAAAAAAAATACTCAGAAGAACAATCAACCCCTAACGTATGAAAACGAAGTCTACGATGAGGTGTTTGAAAATGAAAATACTTTACGTAATTTTACTTTAAATTTTAGTAAGTACATTATTTCACATAATGGTATTGATAAACCTATTTTAAGTGCTGGAACACCTTCACAACAAACTAATTCTACTTTACAATTAAAAGTAGAGGGTAACCCATTTCCTGAAATCACCGGTTTATACTTATCTAATATATCATTTTTAAACCCAACATACAATGATTCTATACCATTTTTTATTAAACCTAACGAAATTGAGGAAGAAAATTTCTATAGTAATTTAAATGACTTACAAAAAAATATTTTAAATAGAGACATTTCACCTAAATACACTATGACAATATCTAAACCAGTATTTACTGATGAAGGTGTTTTAGTGTTTACTACAGATACTTTAAAGTTTCCTGTTTTATCTGATGGATATAATTTAAATTTATTTGATAGTTTTTATTTATCTTATTTGGATAAATTAATAGAATACTCACATGGTTTAGATTTAACTAATACAGACACTATAATACGAAAATATGTTACTGAAGCGGTTAGTTCATTTATGAAAATACCTAGAGGTGATGGTAACGATTTAACATTAGATAGTACTAAACCTAGAAAATTATTTAGAATTTATGGTAGGTCTTTTGATGAGACTAAAAAATATATGGATGGTATTAAGTTTGCACATGTGGTGACTTATAATAAGAAAAATAATGTTCCAGATAATTTAGTAAAAGATTTATCTAATATGTTAGGTTTAGAAGGTTTTGACTTTCTTAATAATTTTAAAATAAAAGAAAACGTATTACCAAGTTATGGTAACGTAACTTATAGTGGTATATCTAAAACATTAACAAACGAAGAGGTAGATATTGAGATATATAGAAGATTAATTTTAAACATTGCGTGGTTATGGAAAAGTAAGGGTGCTAGAAAGGCAGTAGAATTCTTACTTAGGTTTATTGGTGCACCTGAGTCACTAATTAACTTCAACGAATATATTGTAATGGTTGATAAACCGTTAAATATGGACAAATTAAAACAAATGTTGTTTTTATATACTGGAAGTATTGAGGGGGTTGAAGAAGAATTAGAAAAAATACCATATGATGATGAAGGATTCCCATTACCACCTAAAGATGGTGAAATAATGGTTGTAGACTTTATTCAAGGACCAGAAGTAATATCTGGAGGAACAAATAACTTACCTATAGTTGTTTCACAACCAACAGAAATGTGGTATCAAAAAGCAGGTGGTTGGTATAGAGAAACCGCTGGTAGTAATACAAATGTATTGACATTAGAGGGTAATAACCCACATGTTGGACAATACGATGGTGGTTCAGAATACTTATCTATATTTAGTAAATGTTACATACCTAATTACTCAGCGGCAACATCTATTACTTTTAGTTCTACTACTCTTTATGAAAACAATTTCTTAAATTATAACTATGGTATTGTTAATGGTATAGATAGTGGTAGTACGGTTTATATGACTTATTTAGATTTAAACAATCAAAACATAAATGATTGTTTAGATGTAAATTACTCAATTATAGAAACCCCACCAGAACCTACTGGTATTACTACATTAGAACAACAATATTTAGATGCAAAAACACCTTACGATCAATGGGTTTTAGATATACAAAATGCACCTTATCTAAAATTTTCACCAGAGTGGGAAATAGTAAAAAATAACTATAATATCGCTTTAAATGCTTATCAAAATGAAATTAATACACAAGGTATAGACATCAACCAAAGTATAGAAGTATGTGTTACAACAGAAAATGAAGACTGTGATACAACTATTGATGATGGTACAGGGGATTTAAATCCATGTCAATCATATGTTGTGGATGATAGTTCAACCCCATTCATAGTATTTAACGATCCTACAACCAATGTTAAAGTAGATTTTCCTGGATTTAGTCAATGTTGTGAAGCAGAAGGTGGGACTTTTGTAACATACTTAACACCCAGTGGGGATCAAGGAGAATATTGTGCAACCGAAGCACCTTGTCCTGGTACTTTAGATAGAATTAGAGATGATGGTGTTGCTATTTTTGAAATGGTAAATGGTAATTATGTACCAAACAATATTTATAATTTTGGTAGTGGTATGGGTTGTTATCAACTAACTAAAGCCGGTGAAAACTATTTTAATCAAACCAATGAAACTAACCCTTCACTAGCACCCACAAAAAGAAATAAAAGTAATATTAGTAATAAAACTCCAGATATTAACACCTATATTCAGGAGATACAAAATACACAGACATTACCTCAGAACTTTTTAACTTATTGGATTTCTGTTCCATGTGGTGGTACTAGTACTATAGTGTCATCTCCTGAGTGTTGTGCGTGGCATAATTTAGATTTTCAGATTAATCCTGTAACACAACAAGTTTATTGTGTACAGAGAGTAGTAAATCAAACAAAGCCAGGAAACGTAATTTCAATAAAAGACAAATTAAATGATACAATAAAAGAGATTGATAATAAAGAAATCGAAATTAAAGGTATTGATACGTTTAAAGGTAAAAAAGAAAAGAAAAACGAAATTATCCTCAAAAAAGAGGAGGTTGTTAACTTAAAAAGACAATTAAAAGAAGAAATTAGAAAAGAAAAAAATGATTTAATTTCTCCTAAAACTGACATTAAAGTACCTCGATACCAAAGAGGGCAAAACCCTGACGCTCAACCAGAACAATATGAAACCATAGAAGTTTATAATAGAACTAGAAGTGAAGCAACAATAGTAAAAACAAACCCTAACACACCGGTTAGTAAAGTTAATACAGAATTTAAATCTTCTTTTGATGATCCTGATTTAATGAAGAGTACAAATTGGGATATAGAAAAGGTTGATAAATTAGGTAGAGTAACTTTTTCTGCAATAGACGGTAGAGGTGTTAAACATGAAATTGATTGGTCAACACCTAAAGAAGAGGGTGGTAGTTTATACGTAGAGGTTGCGAAAGAAAAAGAATTAGTGTTTGATAAATTTAAAGTAGATAGGGTTAATAATAAAATAATTAAAATTAAACCTACACCTAACAACCCTAATAAACCTAATAACCCTAATACTGAAACTACTGCGGCAGTAGATCCGAGTAAAATTAGTTGTTGTGATATAAATGATGTAAAAATTATTTTAGGTAGTAATCTTTATAATGGGTTTAATTTACCTGAAACAACCAACCAACTACAAAGTGTGGATATTAGTTTTGATTATATGATTAAATATGATTCACAACT